CAGGATTGAATCTTAGTAGCGTCTTGGCTAGTCCAGCAACACCACCACCACCAACAAAGGATAGCGCTAGGTTTCCTAGAACAACCTTCAGACCCTTAGCGACCTTCGCCATAAGTAGAAAGCTACCTACAGCGCCAGCCATCTTAATGTCGGCAGCACTTATTCCACGTACGAAATCTGCCAAGGAGCTGATTAGCTCCCTCAGCGAACGACCAAACTGTTCCTCTACTGCAATGCCGAGCTCTTGGAACGCAGAACGTAAGTTCTTTACACGTCCCGTAAGTGATTGGTCAACAGCATCATACAGACCCTGAACTTCTCCAGTAGCCTTTTCGTTAGATGCGGCGAACTGTTCGATTACATCCCGCAGTCCTTGGATGGATGCGATACCACCCGCAGAACGAGCACCAGTAATCTTGATAAGGTCAGCAAACTCTTGCTGGTTCTCAATCAAGTCACCGAATGAGTTTTTCAAATCAGCCGTACCTGTCTTGGCAAGGTTGATGAATATACGCCGTAGAATCGTACCAGCCCGTGAGCCTTCGAAACCAGCGTTAGCAAGCTCCGCCAAGATAGCAGTTGTGTCAGCGAAAGAGAAACCAGCGGCCTCTGCTTCACCACCCGCATATCCGAGTGAGCTTTGTAATGTGTCAAATGTAAGTGCGGAGTTCAGAACGGCGTGTGCCATCTGGTCACTCAGCTTTGTTGCTGCTTCAGCTCTAGAATCATAGTCACTGAATGAGCTCTTGAATTTATTCAAGGTCTTTACGAGCACGGCTCCAGCGTTAGCAGCGTCAGTATCCATCGCTGTTGCGAATCGTACCGTAACGGCGGATAGCTCTTTTACGTCCTTAGTCGTTAGACCAAGTTTCTTCATCTCTACCTGAAGGTTTGCAACCTCTGCGGCGGTAAAGATACTGTTCTTTCCTAACTGTCGGGCAGTAGAAGCCAATCCTTCCACGCCAGCCGCAGCTTCAGGCCCAGCAAGGGCCTTTAGCTTACGGGTAGCAAGGTCGAAATCAGCAGCAGCTTTAGCAGCGTCTGCACCAACAGCAATCAACGCACCACCGAGAGCATACTGCATAGTACGCCCAACGGTCGTTGAAACCTGACCGAACGTGGTCAATTGTCTCTTTGCGTTCGCTAATCCCTTTGTGAAGCCCTTTGTACGGAGCAACAGCGAGATATTTACGTTATTAGCCATTGAATGATTTATATTTGTTAATTAGTTCATTTACATCCTCCTTAGTCTTAGGTTCAGACGCTTTCTTATCAGCCATAGCGTATGGGTTAAATTCATCGGGATTATAACGTTTGCCCTTAGAGGACTTTGAGTTGGCGTATAGGGCCATGAGCGTAGACGTGTGGTTCCATTGTTCCCTGTCCCTCTTACGGGTTCGGGCAATGATTAACATGTTCTCTTGCAGAGTCATATACCAGAAGTCTTTGGGGTGTGTGCCAGCTTCGCAAGCTAGCTTATACACTTCCTCTAACGTAGGTACCTCTGCAGGCTCATCGCCCTCTAGTCGTTTCCCTCAGTATCGTCCATCATCGCTTTGGAGATGGCTTCAGTGACCGCTTCGAAAGCACCTGCAGTCTCAAGGAACTCAGCGATAAACGCCTCCTTCTTCATCTTGAACTCCTTATCGTTACGTACACACTCAGATATAATTGAGAAGTAAGCAACGGTAGGCAGTGCTGTAAGCGGGTCGTCCTGTAGGTATGAGTCGAAGCCTTCTAGCTTCAATCCCTCAGCCTTTAGGGCCAAACGCATGGCGTTCATAGTGAAAGCGCCTTTTAATTTTTTGTTGCGAATCTTTAGTTCGAATTCGCCACGGAATGGGTTCATAGTGTTCATGGTGGTTGTATTTATATGGGGAAAAAAAAGGGGAGACTCAATTGCCTCCCCCTAAAAGATTATCCTTTGTACAAGTCTCCGTAGCCAGAGAAAGACGCAGAGTAAGTAGCGATGTCGTCAACACCTCCAGAGATAGACACAGACTCGATAAGAGCTTGTCCAGCATAGAATGTGTTTCCTGAGCCCTCATCCATGTCAAACTTGACAATCATGTACTTCTTGTCTCGTGCAGCATCCATGATGTCCACAGCAGAGCCAGTAGCACCAGCAACGTCGAGCAATCCGTCAACAGACGTGCTCCATGTCATAGCGCCAGAAGCGATGAAGTTAGTAGAACCTCCTGTTCCGTTACGTGCAGCAGTCTCGTTCAAAGAGTTTGAAGTCTCCAAAGAGCTAGAAGTTGCGAGTGCAACGATAGTCAATGTTGCTGTAGCGTCAGTAACGACAGTACCTGCAGTTGTTCCGTTCACCTGTGCGATACCGATGAATGAACCGTCAGCCTTAACGACCAAAAAGTAGTCGTCGTCCACAGCTCCAGCAGGAGCGTCAGAGTTGATGATAACGCCCATTGTGTCACTGTTGCCTGCGACGTGCACACCCATTGGGCTAGTCATTGCAGAGTCCAACGCGTAAACAGCGAGGTTGTTAGAATTAATAGTAGCCATTTTTAATAATTATTAGTTGGTTATTTACTTTGATAAACCGTGTTAGCACCGAAGTGCTTATTGATTAGTAGTCGTATTTGTTTTGACACTGAAGAGATAACGTTGGGAGTTTGTTGTCTGTACATTGAGTCAAATGGAATCCGCTTCGACCTTCGGATGTGTTTAGCAGGTGATGCAAAGAAGTGGACACGCCAGCCCCCATTTCGCTTACCCTTACCTTTAGATGATATAGGGCGAGCCTTTACACCATATTCGTTCTTACCTTTAGCGTACCACGTAGACAATCCGATTGGGTTCTCGGATGCGCCTGTTCTACGCCTCAGGTATCTGTATGTCTTGCCGTTGACCGCTTTGGGCCAAGGCTTAGCACCCTTACGTAGGGCGGAGCGTATTTCTTTATCTCCGCCCCTTACGTAGAGGTCTATCTTATTCAGCTTAGCCATCACTCGCTTGTTGTCGATGATGACTTCTGTTCTGTTAGGATTAAATGATTTAGCCATGTTACCTATGAGGGGTTACGGAGCGTCAGTTACTAAGTCAGCAGTAGAGAAGTTCAAACCGTTAAGGTTTTGATTCCCCATAATGTCAACTAGCTGTGTAACGCTCGTGTCAACCTCGTAATAGTGTTTTGGAATTGCGTATGATGAATCCATAGTCCCGCTTACAGACGTTAGCGTCGTGAAGTCTTGCGTAGTTCCACCGTTGTAGATAGCCGCATTGTTCGAGCTTTGGTCTGAGTCCCATATAACAAACTGATTAAGCACCAGTCCGCTTGCTTGGTTCTGAGGTGTTGTGTTGTTAGCGGCTTTTCCAATTCTGAATCGTCCGTATGTATCAACACCCCCAGCAGGGTCAATGTCCCCAGCGAAACCGTAGTTAACATGCTGGTTCTGTGTGATAGCGTTTACACCGTTCACTGTCATAGTGAAGCGACTGTGGTAGTCTGTCAAGTTAGCTTGATTGACACCTGTAGTCCCTCCGTCGTATGATACGAACAGATGGTTCCAAACTCCAGAAGGCAATGTAGCGAAGCCAACCTCGAACAAACCATTGTTGTTACTTCCATACTGAAGAGCGACTGTGCCGCTAATGGATGTAATCTGTATGGTTCCCTCGTTGACCTCATCGCCACCACCGAAGTAGAATAGCTGCTGCTCGTTAATCTCTGCAGAGGTCTTAACCCACATAGAGAGCGACCAAGCATCGCTTGCACCTGACCCGTTACCACTCCTGTGAAGAGATGTAACGTTGGAAGGATTACCGTTAAGGTAAGCGCTACCATTAGTAGGCCACTTGATTGACTTAGTGTTCGTATAAACAGCGTCCTCTAGGATAGTGAACGTTACGGTGAATGAAGTGACACCACCTACAGCGTTTCCAGCTCGGCAGTTAACCACGACCGTATCGGCAGAGGTACCTGTAAAGGCAGGAGCCGTGCCGCTAAATACGCCCGTATTCTGATTCAGCATAAGCCAGCTAGGAGCATCCGTTTCAACCCATTGGTTAACAATGTAGTTGTTGGTTACTAACTGAGCGTTTACCGTAGCAGCCTCTGTGACAGAGAACGTTTGGGCAACAACATCTGGAGCATACGTTAGGTCAGGCTGTGGGCCCTGAACGATTAACTGCTTTGAGTACTCAGGTATATTGCCGTACGATACGTTTCCACTAGCACCAAACACAGGATATATGTCAGCGCCCGTCCAAGCTGTAGTTGTAGTAGCAATAAGTGTAGCAGGGCTAGTCTCGTGCCATAGCTCAACGAAGTCATCGTCTCTATACCGAAGTGAGCACATACCTACGGGAGTACCCGATTGAGGTCTCCACAGGGTAGCTGACTGATTGTATGGATTGGATGTGTTTAGCGTCCATCCTTGGAAAGCCGTAAAGCCCTCCGCATTATCGTATCTGAATCGTCGCTCCACGTTTGTCTCTGCATTACCCACGCCCGAAGCGCTACCTAGCCAGTCAAGTCCGAAGTATTGGCTAGCTCCGTTCATGTCTAGATTGAACATCCACTTCTCACCATTCTTTATCGGAATCATGGATTGGATAACCGTGTGGTCTTTGATGCCGTTAAGTACACCTTGCTCTAAAAGGTTAGTGTCCTGAACAATCGTCCAGTTCTCTGTAGCAGACGGTAGAATAGACCCATTGGGGAATGTTGCGTACTGCCATGAGCCATACTGAAGCTTGAAGGTCTGAGAGGCCAGAGGCGTGATAGTCTTAGCTATCAAAACGTCCGTGACATCACTCAAGTCCCACAGCTCTAAGTGGCCGTCTAGCTTGAACTTAATTGCTAAAGCATCCCCAGCACTCACCGAGTACTCTGTACCAGATTGGTATGAAGACACATCAGTGTTTGTAGAATCCACGAATCTCGTACCTCCGTTGAGGAATGAGAAGCATGTGCTCCAGTTGCTCAGGGTTGTGGCAGCCTGATAAGTGTTGGCAATCTCCGCGCCGTCCCATACACCAAACCTTTGTTGGTTAGAGACATCCACATTCCATCTGAATTCTTCGCCTCTAGATATGTCGTTGCCGAAGTAGAAGGGCTGCTGGTTCTTCACGGTGTTGTCCACTGTCGAGATGTTCACAAAATTATCTGCGTTCGTCCCGTGGCTAATGTACCACGAGTTGTCCAGTGAGGAGAGCGTACTCCCGTTCACCATGTTCGTAGCGTCTATTGTGACCTGTGTAGCATCGCCTAGTACAAGGACTAAGTCAGTGCCTACAAC